CAACTGTCTAAAAGAGGAGGGTGTCAGTGTGACACACCAAGATAATAATAATGTAACTAAGTTAAATATATCTAATACTACTTGGGGTGTCAGTGAGACACCTACCTTCGATGAGTTCTGGCAGATTTACCCACGCAAGATTGCTAAAGGCCATGCTCGTTTGGCATTTGCTAGAGCATTGAAGAAAGCTGATGCAGTTACAATCATTCAGGCTGCTTCTAAGTTTGCTCAATCTGTTGAGTACAAAGAGAAGCAATACATTCCCCACCCGACAACATGGCTGAATGGTGAGCGTTGGGATGATGACATCGATGATGTGTCTGGTCGCTCGAACACTGACCGACTAAATGACATCATAGATTTTGACAAGTATCTATTGGAGGCAAAGAAATGAATTACGAGGATCGCACTCGCAAGGTTGGGAGTTGGCTGCAAGATGTATTGCGTAGATATACCCCGCCCACTGGCCTTGATAATGAGACACTGAAGAAAGAGATGGTGCTAATTGTTCAGGATGTGAACAAGAACATTCCATCCCAGTATGAGGATGCTGACTTTGCTATGGTACTCGACAAGATCGACGGACATGTGCGCGCCTTACATGGAGCGCGCACTTGGCCGACGATTAAGATCTTTATTCAGTCAACTAAAGATGCAGTGAAGGAACACAACAAAGCAGTAGATGTACCTCAAGTAACTGCACCAACATACAGCATGGATCGAAGCGACACGATTATGGTCAAGCGAATCAAGAACGGAGATCCAATACCAGATTACATCTTGAATCCTGAATCAGTAACACGCGCTCGACTAATTGATGGCGGTCACATTACAGACCACGACTTGCAAAAATATATTGCACCCGCTGCACGAATGCAGTAAACATAATGTAGATAACTAGTGAGGTAAACATGGAAGACCCTATCTGTATGCACTATGTGCTTCAGCGAATTGAAGCAATACAGCATGAAAAAAACAAGAAAGAATTAGAACAGGCGCTTGAGCTTTTTCGGCGTGAAATGATTTATAATCTTGGAGTTAATGCAAGGATGCGTCATGGATCGTAAAGGATTTATAGGCGGCAGCGATGCCGTAAAGATAATGAATGGTGATTGGCTAGAGCTTTGGCAGATTAAGACTGGTGTTAAAGAACCAGATGATCTTAGCTCCAATCTCGCAGTACAACTTGGCTCTTACACAGAAGACTTTAACCTGTCTTGGTTTGAGAAAAAAAACAATTGTGTACTAAACAATCATCAGTCTGAGTTTGAAATATCATCAGGTCGAGAGCTACCATTGCGCGGCACTGTTGATGCAATGTGGAACGGTCAGATCGTTGAGGCCAAGCATACTAATTCATTCTTTAACATGGATAAGATGCTTGAGATATACATGCCGCAGCTACAGTTCTACATGTATCTATCTGATGCAGACGCAGCGCATTTGTCTGTGATCTTTGGCAACAGCAAGTATGAATGCTGCAAAGTAAACAGAGATCCATCTTACATCTCAGCCATGATGGTTATGATTAATCATTTTTCTAAATGCGTAGTAGATAACATGGAGCCTGTTGGTATGGACATTCCTGATGCGCCATCGATCAATAAGATTCCTGTCGATGACATGGTGAAACGTGACGGATCCACTGACAATATGTTTATGGATCGTGTGGTTACATACATCAATGGCTACGAACACAGTCGTGTATTTGAAAATGCCAAGAAAGATCTCAAAGATATGATGGCTGATAATGAGCGTGAAATATTTTGCGATCAGCTATCAGTCAGACGTGACAAGCGTGGATCTGTACGGATCTACATTCGCAATCAGAAGGAGGCAAAGTAATGTCAAACATGAAGGTATGGGACAGCGTATCTAAGTCGGACGGTAAGTTCCTAAAGAAAGTAAACGTAGGTCGTGGCTTCACAGCAATCGATGCGCACTCTCAGATAATGAAAGCAACCGAAGTATTCGGGCCTGTGGGTGAGGGTTGGGGGTATCATGTATCTCACAGCGTTGAACTGCTTACACCTAACGACAGCGTAATTATAGCGAGTGTCAGCGTATGGCATGGCGAGCCATCTAATGTGTTCGGGCCGGTGCTTGGTTGCAAAACGCTAATGCGCAACGGAAAGACAGATGAAGATGCACCTAAGAAAGCAATGACAGATGGTCTAACTAAGGCGCTGTCACATCTTGGATTCAATGCAGATGTATTCCTCGGTGAATTTGACGGTAACAAATACACTGATGATAAGAGCAGTGGCAGCAGCCACAAAGAATGGTAATCAACAAAGGAGCCAGAAGCATGGCAGATTATGACAACACAAACTCAGGCGCAGCTTTCAAACCATTTGATAGTCAACGTATGATTCTTCAGGGCAAAGTAAATCTTGAAGGCAATGAACGCAAAGTTGTTATGGTTGCAGATCAAACGCGCGGTGGTGACAAGATCATCGAAGTCTATCAAAAAGTTGGTGTGTTGTTTGACAACGATAAGAAAGGCAATGAGTCAGCACCAGATTACTCAGGCCCAATCGAAGACTACGCAACTAACAAAGACATGCGCATTGCAGCTTGGAAACGTCAGAAAGATGGCGGCAACTACATGAGTATGCAGATTACAGAGAAACAACAAGGAGGATCTAACAATAAATTGGATGATAAGATCCCGTTCTAATGGAAACATGGGATGAAATGAAAGCGCGTCATATGCGCGAACGTGTTGAGCTAGTGGAGTCACTGGCTCAATCACGATACACACAAACACAGGCATCAAAGATTCTCGGTATGAAATTAAGCGCACTTAATAATTTCATTAGGCGCAATGAAGTTTACTGGCCTGTTATTGAGCAGGGAAAAAAGAGTGACAAAGAACCAAAGGTTGCAGTATCTTAAACGAATTGTTCGGTTATGTGCTGCGCACAAAGCAAACCCAAACCAAACAAAAAATGAGGTCGATGAAATACGAGCGCTTGCTCAACACATCATCGATGCAGAAGAAAAAGATATAGAGATAGAAGGAACGCCAGTATGAGCATAGCTACAGCATGGATTGAATTAGCCGCCCAAGAACGTGCTAGGCATAATAAAACATGGGGTCGAATCCCAGAAAAAAGAAAAGATGAAAAGTATATTCCAAAGAAAAGAAAAGGTACTCGGGATCCTAAAAGACTAGAGTTGATTAGAGAGATGATTCGAGAAGGCTTTCGCACAGTAGACATAGCTCAAGAATTAGGAGTCAGTGAATCAAGTATTAGATACTGGCGCAAACATTATAATCTAACGTGATTCGTGTGGGCAGTGCTATGTGAATGGTCGGGATATAGCTGCTGGCTTGGACGCCACTGCCCACTGCGACAATCTATCAAAACAAGAGGCAAAGACAATGGCAACTTACTACATTTTTAGTATTGTTTACATGCTAAATGGCTACGAAATGACTAGCCATATTTTAACTAACAGTGCAGATAAATGTTACCAGTTAGTTCGGGCAGCAGAAGAAATATCTAACGTGCTACCCGCTGATTTGTATTGCAAAGATACTGGTAGAATCTCAGCGTCAATACGACCTAAACTTAGACCATCAACTCAAAGTGAGGCGCATCAATAAACGGACGACGACCTTGGCCTCGGCGTGTGTCAATGTAATCATTCATTGCTGATTCCATATCACCGTCCCACTGCGCAATGTTTGGCACAGTCCAAGCTGCACCCCAACGAATAGGAACGTCAACTGCTCGCGCTGCTTCTGCCATTGCATCAGCAATTTCGTCATACAAGTTCAACTCCCAACGGCCCCCATCTACATAGGCCATAAGATCCACAGCAATACCATCCAAGTGTTTTGACTTCATGGTTTGACTTGCGCCCTTGGCTACCAATGCACGTTGTTCTTCAATAGTTCGAAGACCACAGATCACAGAGAAGTCTTGCTTGCTAACGCCAATAGCATACTTAACGACAGCAACCATGCGCTCATCAACGCCCTCTAGTTTTGACAGGCTGCGTTTGCCTAGTTTGTAACTCATTTTTTTAACCCTCTCATAGTGCGGATCCCAAATGACGCTGCTATGGAAGCATACATTCCCCATTGAACCCACATTGGTGTTGTCTCCAAATTAGCAAACCCTTGTGCCATTGTCTCTTGCATAGAGGGAATGAAGTTGGCTACCAAAATCAAAACAAAAACTATTGTCCACAGCTCATCTTTCCAACTGTCTTTACTAGCCTCGATTGCAGCTTGTTCCCAATCCATTTCGCCAGTGGCTTGCTTGAGTTTAATTTCTGCGTTTGCTTTTTGAATGGCTGTCTTGCCATCAATGTATGATGTAGCAAGACCACCAATTGCTGATACTATCTGTCCAATCATGCGACACGATCCGTCTTAGCTTCTTTGTTCATCCAGATTCCAAAGCAACCAGTCAGTGCGCCCATACAAACTGAAACTAATCCAGCCTGTCCATTCGTAGGATCTGGCAAAGACATGTACCAGTGTACGCTTTGGTAGGTTAAGATTGTCACGACCAACATCATTAGCCGTGGAAAGATTTTGTATTCATCAATCACTGTTGCTGGCATATAAACGCTCCGCTATCCGTTTATGCGTGGTGATTATAACAACTTTTCCATTTTTGTATACACACCACACACCTGACTTAATTTCTATCAACTGCAAAACATGTGACTGCTTGCCCGACATTCTTAACCATTACCTCTGCCTTGGCCTTTGCTCTGTTGCAGTGCGCCTCAGTGCCAAACGCACCTAGCTGATAATACTCAAACCTATTGTCAATGAAACTAAGCCAGACAAGTATCCACATTACCAGCGTTCCAAGTAGAGGCCCAGATAATAGACACAGAGAGCCAAAACAATTACAGCCATGGCAATCCCCGCGAATGTAGCTATCGCTTCCATACGCTCCTCTCTGGCCTTCTCAGCTGCCTTCTTAGCTGCTTGCCTCTGTTTACGAGCTTCAGCTTGCCATTGCTGCCAACGATCCCATGTGCCAGGGGGCGCATACAAACGACAGTAGGATTCTAACTCTTGCCGCTTTTGTTTTAGATTTTCTAAGTGTTGAAATTCTTCCCAATCACCTTCCGAGCCGCCAGTGATTGCAGTAAGCGGACTGTTCTTCTTGCGTTGAACAGCCTCCTTTACATCTTCTTCCGCTGAAAGAAACTTACCAACTGAGCTGATAAGGTTCGCGCTTTCCTTGCCATTACTGAGAGCTTGACGGATAACCGAATAAGCGGCATTCGCAGCCATGATACTCTCAAGTATAGCCATGTAATCATCCCGATAAGCTCAGTCTTAACAGCATAATAATTATAGCTGCCGATGAGCCAATCATAATAGCCTCTAGTCTTTTCACACGATTAAACAGATCTTTGAACTGAATATCCATTTCAGTTTTCATTGCAACGATCTGCTTTTCTATTGTGTCAATGCGCTCATGCGCGGATGATACTGTTCTTTTATCCATTATTCCAATGAACCCTTTAACTTACTTACGAAAGCCTCGCGCCCAACTTGTAACTGAAT